CTCATCAAGTCCATATCTGAGGGCTCGCCCTGAACCTTGGTGAGCTTTCCGCCTGCGTTCGCATCCACTGCCGCAAGCATGCGCTTGGCCTTGTCTGCCTTTTCGGGTGCAGGGCTGAACACGCGCACCTTTTGGAAGATCACGCGCTTGGCATAGTCGTCAGGCTTCATCACGCGCCATTTAAGGCTGATGAACCGATCGCCCTGATACTCATCCCATTTCGCCTCTTCAATGGCTCCTATGCAGCCTGTGTTACCTGGGATCGGCTCAATATCACCGCCGCCCATTTCGAACGCGCCTGTTTTCTCTACTGAAGATCCGTCGTTAAGATTCCAGAATGACATAATTAAACTTCCTCATTGGTTTCGGGTGCGGCCTTGCCGCCGTTATAGAACGGGATGAGTGCCAGCAGTGGGTTCTCTCCTTTTTCAACGTCAATTTCTTCGGGTAAGTTGTAACGGTTTTTCGCGTCGATGTAACCGATCGTGCCGTCTGAGCTTGTGATTAAAACTCGCTCCCCGGTGTTGGTTACGCGCCCGTATTTTGTGGTTTGGCCTTTTTTGTTTTCCTCGTGGCCCATGACAAACTCTCGAGCCTTTAGGTACAAAACCGCGTCACTTGATCCAACGTAAATTTGACGTGCTTTTTCTGGCATGTCCATGCTGTAAGCGGTGTACTCGCCAGACTCCGGGCGGTTCTTCATTTTCACAATGCCGGTATGGGAAAGGAAAACAACCGTGATACCTTTACGGCGTAGGTGCTCGCATGCCTGCCTGATTTTTGCGTGTATCCCGGCTGATACTAAAAATCCTTTGTGGAATCCGCCGGCAGCATCGCCAATGTTAGTCGCGCCCTTGTCGTCAAACTCTACCACTTCGGTTTCAAACAGCGTGTTCATCGCCGTGGTGGTGTCGATCACAACCGTTTTGAATGTATGCTCTGAGGTTACAAGCTCGCGCAACTGGTCAAGGATGATCTCGCTTGGCTTAACCTTGCGCTTTGCATTCGCCGGCTGAACCTCCGGGAAGAACGCGGGCTGATCTTTTTCGGGCCATGTCTCAAACACGGTTGATGCGTTCTCGGCTTGGATGAATATAGGGCTCGGGAACAGGGCGGCAAGGGTTGACTTGCCAACGCCAGGGAAGCCGACAATTGTGATTACCGGCGCTTGTGGTATGGCTTTTTGCACCTTCTCTAAATAGCTCATCTTGTTTCGCCTCATTGGGTGTTTGTCGTTATGACGGTTGCCACTATAAACAAAATAATATAGTCTAGTCAACACCGAATTAGTAAATAACTCACAAAGGTGATAAGCCATGCTCGACTTGAAAGAAATAGTGAAGAGACTACAAGATCGAAACGCGACGATGGTTTCAGCAGCTACGGGACTGCATTTAAATACCATTCTTGCCATAAAGGGCGGCAGGAACTCCAACCCGACAAGGGCAACAATGCTGGCTCTTTCAGCGTACTTGGAGCCTACAAATGATAAATGAAATACACGACTACATAGAGGCGGGGTTCCGGGTTTTCGGCATACATGGGGCGCACCAAGGCGCGTGCGATTGCGGGAACCCGAAGTGTGAAGCGATCCTGAAACACCCGGTCATAAGCTCATGGCAGAACGTGCCGGAATGGTCAGATGAGCAAATAGAAACCTTTGAGCAGATGGGCCATTTCGATACCGGGTTTGGCGTCTTGTGTTCGGGCTTCCTTGTTATCGACGTGGACGCCAGGAACGGGGGCGTTGAATCCTTTAAGCGGTTATGCGAAGACGTGCCGGAAGCGTGCAAGGCTGCTTTTGTGGTTGATACTGGATCTGGCGGGGGAAGCCAGCATCATTATTTTTGGCTGTCTGAGAAACTTTCCCTTGCTCAAAGCCATGAAAAGTACCCTGGAATTGATTTCAAATCTTCTGGCTATGTTATAGGCAGCGGTTCATTACACGAAAGCGGGAGCGAATACGAAACAGCGCGGGGGTTTCCTCAAGACATAAACGAAGCGCCGTCCAACCTTCTTTCTTTGTTGAAAAAGCCTGACCGGTTCCGGGTGTCAACCGACGCCGGAGAAATCGACGTAGACGCTGCACAGGTTGCGCTCCTGTTAACCTACATATCGCCAAACTGTAACTATGAGGTTTGGGTAAAGATAGGTATGGCCGTTCACCACTGTCTGCAAGGTGCCGGGTTTGAACTTTGGGATGATTGGAGCGCAACAGGTGACGACTACCCCAGCACTGACCAACTGCAACGCCACTGGCACAGCTTCGGAAAGTCTGCCAACCCTGCCGGGTACGGAACGCTTCTACACTATGCCCGCGAAGGCGGCTACACCGAAGACGTTACATTCGAGTATGACGGAGAGCCCTTACCACTGGATCTCGACACAACCGGGGTTGACTTAAAGCGCCCGCCCGGATTTGTGGGCGAACTTACGGCATGGATCAACAGCCAGTGCCTTTATCCTAGAGAGAACCTTTCGGTGGCCGCATCATTGTGTGCCGTCTCAGGATTGGCAGGGATGAGGTTCATTGATGAGCTGGATGATATGAGCGCCAACATTATTACCTTCTGTGTAGCGGGCTCAGGAACCGGCAAGGAGGCAGTGCAGCAAGCGTACTTGAAGATCATGAGATCGGCTGGCGTGCAAGCTGCCGTTCACGGTGGATTTAAGTCTGAGCAGGAGGTTATGCGAAACCTACTCAGGCACCAGGCCGCATTTTACAGCGTTGACGAGCTGGGCTTGGTTCTCCGAAAGCTGGAAAACGCAAGCAAGCGCGGGGGCGCTTCATACCTTGAGGGAATCGTGGGTCTGGTCATGTCGGTCTACTCAAAGGCGAATGGGTACTTACCAATCACAGGCGACCTGAAAGAAGAAATCCGAGAAGCCATGGGGAAGTCATTATCGCAGGTTGATAAAAAGCTGGACAACCTAGCAGCCGACAGCAGTACAGACATTGCTCGCGGAAAGCTGGAATCGTCGCAGGCCCATTACCGACAAGCACTCGACAAGATAGACGACGGATTAGATAGCCCATTCCTGACCATTCTCGGGTACACCACCCCGGTCACGTTTAACGACCTGATGGGATTCGAGCAGGCCACAAACGGTTTTATGGCCCGCGCAATGATCTTTGACGACTTGGAGACGAACCCGAAGCGCAAAAATAAATTCAAGAAAACCGGCATGGATGAAAGCATAGAAGCGGCAATAAGAAACCTTCATGCTCCTGGCGTTTTCGATGCACTTGACCCCGGCGGGCGAGTTGAGTTTGACGGAGAGAAAACGGTAGTTCCGACAGAGCCGGAAGCCATTAATCTTTTAGAGCAGGTATACGAAAGGTTTCATCAGCTCGCAGACGAGCATAAAGGGGGCACAGGACTTGAAGCCATACCGAGGCGCGGCTACGAGCTGGCTTCCAAGGTTTCGCTTATACTGGCGCTACCTGGAGGGATCAGAACCGCTGAACATGTGCGGTGGGGTTTTGCACTTGCCATGAGAGACGTGGACAAAAAAGTAAAGCTCGCCTATTCCAGCGAGAGACCAGAAGAAACAGACGGGCTTGCGGCAAAGGTTCTTTCTCTGATTGATGCAGACCACGGCGAAACTCTCGGCGTTTTGTGCAACAGGCTAAGGGGAACACCAAAAGCACAGGTGAGTGCACTGCTTGAGAAGATGGTAGACAAGGGAATGCTGAGAGCTGAAGAGTCTGTCCATCCTTACAATAAGAAAAGAGTTGTCAGGTACTTTGCTAGCGTGTAGGGTGTTGGTTATTAAGGGATTTTAAGCAGAGTTGATAGAGTTGATAGAGTGAATTACTAACAACTTTACTAATAACTTTTCCCAGCATAAACAAAGATTTACCAAGTGTTGATAGTTGATAACCAGATTTTAGAGAAAGACTTTTAAAAGGCTCCTTTTTAGGGGTCTTTTTTTTGTATCTTAACTAAGTACTCTATTAACTATGTACTCTATATATATCAGAGAAATAAATAATAAAACCAATACCTTAAAATACGAATGATTATCAATGTACGTAGTAGAGTTGTTAGTATTCAAGGGATCAACTTTTGTAGGTTGGAAATAACCATCACTCACCGCGCGCCCTTATTCCAAAACGGT